ATGTCAGAATATAGGTTTGACCAGATTGCTATTAATAGTACAGAAAAAAAGAAACCAGAAGAAAGTGATAAGTATACATATATTGGACTTGAGCATCTTGACCCTATGGACCTGGAAGTTCATCGTTGGGGCTCGGAAGTGGCTCCAAAGGGAGAAAAGTTACTTATGAAAAAAGGTGATGTTCTCTTTGGTAAGCGACGTGCATATCAAAAAAAAGTTGCTATAGCTCCATTTGACGGGATCTTCTCGGCGCATGGAATGGTCCTTAGACCAAATGAGAAAATTGTTGATAAGGATTTTTTTCCTTTATTCATCAGCTCAGATTACTTTTTGGATGCAGCTATAAAAATATCAGTAGGCTCATTGTCACCCACGATAAACTGGAGAGACTTGAGAGAGCTAAAGTTTTGTTTGCCTGATTTGGAAACACAGAGAAAGTTGGCAAAGGTGTTGTGGGCAATAAATGCCACGATGCAGACATATAAGGTATTGCTGGCAAAAACAGACGAGCTTGTGAAGTCTCAATTTATCGAGCTGTTTTATGGAAAGGGATATCCAGTTAAAACCATAGGTGATGTAATCGATAAGAATATAATTCGTGTTGGAAAGGTATTTGAAAAGACAGATTCTATACAATATTTAGATATCTCATCGATTGATAATACATCAAAGACGGTTATTGGCCTTACACCATATGCTTTAGCAGATGCTCCATCAAGGGCACAATATGTACTGAAGCAGAATGATATAATGTATTCTACAGTACGTCCTAATCTGCAAAACTTCGCAATAAACCCATACTCAGATGAAAATGTTGTCGGTTCAACAGGTTTTTGCGTGTTGAGGTGCATCGGCGTTACAACTGGATATATATGGGGAGTGATTAATAGTATTCCATTTACAGAGGCGATGGTTAATCAAGCCAGTGGAGCAAATTATCCTGCGGTTACAGATAAAGTTGTTCATGCATATGAAATACCAATACCTCCTGAGAATGAACAGAATGCTTATGATGAGTTGGTTAGGCAGAGCGATAAATCAAAATTTGGAAAGGAGATGTGCGATAAATGGATTTTGGAAATACAAAATATATACCGGCAGGGGTACCTGATATAACACCGCAATTCCATAAATTCGAGCCGCCGAAGTTTGATCCAATTAAATATGAGGATACATTTTTTAAGGAACAAGCAGATGATGTGGTAAATCAAATCAGTGCTCAGTATGGACCACAGATAGAAGCACTAAATGCAATAGCCAAAGGTACTTCTAAACAGGCGGACGCTACAGATAAGCAGGTAGAGATATTAAAGCAGCAGTTGGAACTTGCTATTTCAAATGCAGAATCTGCAAAGAAATCTGCAAAATTTTCTAAAAGAATGTCAGTTGGGGCAATGCTTATATCAATTGCATCTATTGCTGCAAATGTGCTAATAAAAATATTTTTAGGATAAGGAAGGAGACTGGCTTATGTTTAATGAAGATAACACTATTGAACAAATGGCGATTTCCACCTTGAGTAAAGCTGGGTGGAAGTATGTTGAGGCAGACAATTTGGACCGTAACTATACAGATGTTATGGTTGAATCAATGGTAAAGGATGCGCTTATTCGTTTAAATCCTGCAATTGCAGAAGAACCATCCAGAGCAGATGAAGTTATTTACAAATTAAGAGCACTGATAATGTCAACAGATGAGAATAACTTGATCACTCAGAATGAGGCTTTTAAGCGTTTTGTCTTTGAACAAAATTCATTTCCATTTGGAAAAGATGGACGAGCTATCTCTGTCTCATTCTTCGGAACAGAGCAGAATGGGATGCTCGATAAAAATGAGTATGTTGTCACAAATCAATGGGTGTATCCGAAGAAAGAGAACGGAAAGCGCTTTGATATTGTGCTTTTGATTAACGGGTTACCTGTTGCTATTGGAGAGTTGAAAACACCTGTAAGAGCAGCAATTACCTGGCTTGATGGTGCAGAGGATATTACAAGCTATGAAAAAAGTGTTCCGGAGATGTTCGCAACTAATATTTTTGTATTTGCGACAGAAGGAAAATGCTATAGATATGGCTCTGTCGGCATGCCAGTGAATATGTGGGGACCTTGGCATACTGCAGAAAATAAGAATGAAGGTAGCCTTGCAGAAGTTCAAATTAGTATGGCTGATATGATACAGCCATATAGAGTGATGGACATTTTTGAGTTCTTCACATTGTTTGCAACGGATAAGAAACATAGAAAATATAAAATTATTTGTCGATACCAGCAGTATGAGGGCGCAAATCTTATCGTAGAACGTGTAAAAAATGGTTATCCAAAGAAGGGACTTATATGGCATTTTCAGGGTTCCGGTAAATCGCTTCTGATGGTGTTTGCTGCGCAGAAATTGCGTCAAGTACCACAGCTTAATAATCCTACTGTAATCATAGTAGATGATAGATTGGATCTGGAAACTCAGATTACAGCGACCTTCAATGCATCAGACATTCCAAACCTTGTAGGATTATCTACAAAAGAAGAATTAATAAGCTTTTTCCGCCAGGACCAGAGAAAGATAGCTGTTACAACTATTTTCCGATTTGGAGACGTAACGGAAGAGTTAAATCCACGCGATAATATTATCATTATGGTTGATGAGGCTCATAGAACACAGGAAGGCGATCTTGGCGAGAAGATGAGACTGGCACTTCCAAATGCGTTCTTCTTTGGTTTGACAGGTACGCCTATAAATAGAATAGACAAGAATACGTTTAAGACATTTGGCGCTGTAGAAGATAAGTCTGGATACATGAGTAAATATTCCTTCTCAGATTCTATCCGAGACAACGCGACGTTACCATTGAACTTTGAGCCGGTACCGGTAGATTTACATGTTGATCAGGATAAGCTCGATGCAGAATTTGATGAGATGACAGAGGGCCTTTCTGATGCTGATCGTGCAGAGCTTTCAAAGCGTGTTAATATGAAAGCTATCATGTATGATAAGAAACGAATTAAAAAGGTATGTGAGCATATAGCCAAACATTATACAACCAAAATTGAGCCAAATGGATATAAAGGTCAGGTGGTAGTTTACGACCGCGAGTGTTGCTTAATGTATAAGGAAGAACTGGATAAAATTTTAGGACCGGATGCAACAACCATTGTTATGGATACCAATAACGATAAAGAGGATAAGTTCAAAAAGTATCGTCGTAATCGTGATGAGGAAGCAAAAGTACTGGACCATTTCAGAGATCCGAAGGATCCTTTGAAGTTGATTATTGTAACAGCTAAGTTATTGACAGGTTTTGATGCTCCAATTCTTCAGGCACAGTATTTGGATAAACCAATGAAGGATCACACGCTTTTGCAGGCAATTTGTCGTACAAACAGAACATATGATGATGGAAAAACACATGGTCTGATTGTTGACTATATCGGAATATTTGATAATGTTGCCAAAGCACTCGACTTTGATGAAGCCGGGATGAAGAAAGTTATAACCAATATCGAAGAAGTGAAAAAACAGGTACCGGCATTAATGCGTAAATGCCTTAGTTATTTCATGGGAGTAGATAGGACAATCGAGGGCTGGGAAGGACTGATTGCCGCGCAGGAGTGCTTGCCTACTAATAAAGAGAAGGACCAGTTTGGTGCGGATTATCGTGTGTTGAATAAAGCATGGAATGCGCTTTCACCAGATCCGTTTCTGAATACATATAGTTTCGATTATCAGTGGTTAAGTCGTGTATACGAATCAGTTAAACCTACCGATGGTCGTGGAGGACTGATTTGGGCTGCGTTAGGAGCAAAGACAATGGAGCTTGTGCATCAGAACTTAGAAGTAGGCGATGTTCATGAAGATGAAGATATCATAAGCCTGGATGCCACATTAATTGATCAGTTCATTGAAAAGCAGAAAGATATTAAGAAAACAACCATGAAGGTGGAAATTGACCTTGTAGCAAAGATCCAAAAGCATGGACATGAGGAAAAGTTTGTCAAATTGGGACAGAAGCTGGAGGATTTAAGAGAAAGACATGAACAGGGCCTTATCAATAGTATTGAATTCTTAAAGCTGTTATTGCAATTGGCTAAGGAAGCTGCACAAGCTGAAAAAGAAGTGGTGCCAGAAGAAGAAATTGATAAGGGAAAAGCTGCGCTGACAGAACTGTTTAATGGTGTTCGAAATGAAAAAACTCCTATTATGGTTGAGCGTATCGTAAATGACATAGACGATATTGTAAAAATTGTGCGTTTCGATGGCTGGCAGGACACTAACACCGGAAGAAATGAAGTGAAAAAAGCACTTCGTAGTGTTGTCTGGATTAAATATAAAATCAAGGATAAAGAAGTGTTTGACCGCGCATACAGTTACATTGAGCAATATTATTAAGGAGGGAAAGCTATATGAGAACAAAATTGATATACTCATCAGAAGAAAATCATCCTGGATATGGTGCAGGAGAAGGTGATACTGAAAGATATGAATATGAGTGTCCATGTGGGAAAGGAAAGATCATAGAGGAACATGATAATATTCCTGGCTTTCGTGACCATGATGTTTGGATAAGTTGTGATGAATGTTCTAAGAAGTATAAATTGGATACTTCAAAAGGTGTTCGAGGCTGGGAACTGGTGGAGAAAGAATAAATATGGGAAGGCTAAAGAACTGGATTTTAAGGACATTTTATAGAAATGATCTGATTGCAATGCAAAAAGAATATGACCATAAGGTAAGGGAAATTAGTTATAACGCTCAAAAACAAACCAAGCTAATAGATGCAGTTCATAGGGTGTTTAAGGAATCGAATCATGTTATTGTTGGTGTAGAAACCAATAAAAACGGTGAGGAGGTTCTTGTTGTTCAACGGATATATAACAGAGATATATGGATTATGTTATATAGTGATAAATATAAGGCATGCAACAATCATCCTAGAATTATGGCAACTTATGAAAAGCCTTATGAGGGAGCTGAGTATATTCATATTGATGACGTTATGGTAGAGGACAATGATATTGGAAATGGTTCAATCCTTATGAAATATTTTATTGAGTATTGCAAAACGACTAAAGCAGAATATATATCAGGAAGCTTATCATCTGTAGATGCAGATCATTTTGATAGGTCTGAACATTATTATAAAAAACATGGATTTACGGTTGTATTCTCTGAAGGCAGAAAATCAGGAAGTATTAGATATGAATTGCAAGAAAATAAGAAATAAATTATAATATTGACATAAGAACGTATGTTCGATATAATAACTCTAGGATCGCTACCTGGAGTTATTATATTTTTGTTGAACAGAGCCAGTCAATATTATCCCGATATTGGAGGTGGAAGTTAACATTGGAACTTGAGGAATGTATCAAAGATGCGTTTGATGCTTCTCTGGAAGAATATATGAAATCAAAAGACTACATTTCAGAAAGGCAGAGAGCAACAGAGAAGTTGAAGACTTTTCGTGCCGGACTTAGTGATATCCAGCAGCAACAGTTCAATGAAATTATAGATGCAATATCAGATGATAATAGCAAATTAGCATCCGAGGCTTACATGCATGGTGTTGTAGAGGGGATTGCTTTAAGAGGCAAAGTAATAGGCTAATATTGGTAAATGAGGACCGGCTTTGATTTCCCTTTGAGCTGGTTTTCTTTTTGAGGTGAATTGCTATGACACAAGAATTTGACGTAGGTAATGAAGCCTATATTATTGAAAGCAACCGGATTATACGTAAATGCACGATTGTTCGAAAATCGGGTAACTTATACATAATTCGATTTGAAAATGGTGGAGGCATACAGGTAAAAGGGCACAGATTATTTATGTCTGTAGAAGATGCAGAGAAGAAAATAGGTCTGCAAAAGAACAAACGAACAGATCAGAGAGGCGACTTTCACTCTCCATATGATTATATATAAAAAGCTAGTGAAATCCATAATAGATCTCACTAGCTTTGTTTTTATCTACAGTATTCTTCATCGGTTATATCCTCTTTATAGCAATAACGCTGCTGTTGTGAGTATGCCGAGAGAGCAATATCTGCATATTCGTCTGATAACCTATTAAGCAAATCATTGAATTTATGCTGCTGTTCCGGTGTTAGTGTAGACCGGAAAGCCTGAATTTTTCTATTATTTGCTGCGTGCTGATATTTGTAAGTATCAGAATCAAAGTAGGATCGCATGTCCTCGTCGTATGAGTCAATTAATTTGTCTGTCTGTAACATAGATACCTCCGTTACTAAGCTGTTAACAATAAGTTGTATGAGAAGTTAACAACTGCATCATCGGTATTGCCTCTATGATGTCGAGACAGCAAGTATACTTTACGTACTTCTCCGGAATGCTCCAGGAATACGTTCACGATATGTTTTAAGTTTGGTACGTAAAGCGGCGCAACATATACCGCACATCTTATGATTTTTTTCTTGACAGGATGGCCAAAAAATGAACTGAAAAAGCTGCATAGCGCATGAGCGACTTCATGCATACGTGTAAAGGCTTCGCGAGCAACTTCCTGAACGCGCTCAGCGATTTCACTAATCAGTTTTGAAATTGCCTCTACGATTTTGCTTATATCAAATTTTACTTCTGCACCATCGCGCTTTACGATTTGCATATCGTGTTTCCTCCTTCCTCATAGTTTTTATTCCATTTAAGCAACTCCAAAAAGCTGCATCATATGAATTTCATAATCTTTGTAATAGATACCGCAGTTAAGCCATTTGAGATATCTTTCAAATGCATACCCGGACATTTCCCCGGAAGTATTGAAGTATCGGCCCAGATCGTCAGGACAGCTACAGTCATAACTGTTAATCATAGGCGGTGGTGCAATACTGTAAGCGGCATAAAAATTTGCTTCTGATTCTTTGAATCTTTCATCTTTATCTGCATCGTCATCAAGGTGACCTAGTCGGATATGGCCAATTTCATGCATGATTGTGAAATGTACACGACTTTGCTCGATGCCAAGAGTGTCGTTGTAATAAATATTGTACTCGTACATTTGTGTTGATGCGTTGAAGTCAAGCTCAGAGCAACCGTCTTTGCTTGCTGTATAGCACTCAATCTGCTTGGGTATAGGAAGCTCTGAATAGGGAATCACATTGTAATGAAGTTTTGAAGCAATATCAAATGCATTTAATGGAAAGCTGTGAACGTCACATTCTTCATACATGTCAATAATATCTTCTTTGATCTCTTCATATCTTTCGTTCTCTAATCGAACTCCTCGCCGGGGTAAAAATAACAAATTCTATCATCCTTTCTTTACTCTTCGTCGTCTGACTCAAGTAAAGCATTGATAAGTTCCCGTCGCTGTTTAGAAGACATCTGTGGTGCGTTGCGTGCGATTAAACGGTGAATTTTATAATACTCTGATTCAAAATCAGATGTGCTTGAATTGTCATCACCATTTAAAAGGTAATCAGTGGTCGTATGAAGGGCAGTAGCGATATTTGCTATTGTTGGTCCCTTTGGAACACGATCGCCTTTGATGTAACGAGACATAGACACCTCAGTAACATGGACTTTGTCAGCCAGCTCTCTTTGAGTCATGTTTAATTGGTTCAACAATTCAGCGATTCGACCTCCTAAGTTTTGTTCCATTTGTATTATCCTCATTTCTAAATAAGATTTGCATATGCTCTGCGTTGCTTTAAGGCGCTGCGTCGTGGCATTTTGCAGTGTTTTCATTCTACTATGTGGGCTTTATACATTCATATTATTTCCATCCGCGACTTACCATCTGCGCGTAGCATTCATTAATTAAAGGTGCCCATCTTACCATTTTTTAAACACTAACTTGTTGCTCTTTGTGACTGTCCATGTCGTCTTGCACTACAGGATTTTCGCAAATTCTGTGTTCTTTTGCATGTTGTTTTATTGTTTTCATTGTTTTAATTCATTTTTATATGAATCACTGAATTTACCAAAAGTATAACCGAACTTACCTTTTATGTCAATAGGAAAAATATTTTTGGAAAGTTTCTTTGATGTGAAACCCTTTATTTACGGGCTTTTTTGAAAAACAAGGTAAAACAAATGGTAAAATGCGTATTGACAACTTACCGTTTGTAATATAGAATATCCACATACTTAACCGAACGGAGGTGAGAAGATGAATGTTCGATTACTTAAAGCCAAGCGTGTGGAACGTAATGTTAAGCAAAAGGACCTGGCTACGGCTCTCGGCATTACCGAGAAGTCCATGTGTCAAAAAGAATGTAGCGAAGTGAATAAGTTTAAAGCTGAAGAGATGGTTGAAATCGTTAAGGCCTTGAACTTATCATTCCCAGAGTTCGATGCAATTTTTTTTGATCACAAACTTACCGAATGTTTAAGAAGAAATATTAAAAAGTAAACATTCGGTATGCTACAAGGTAAAGAAAAAGGAATGAGAACGTTTCTCGACCGGCAAGAAGAGATTGGACGTATATCATCCCTGCTTGCAGATAGTTTAGCACAATTATCTGAGAAAGGAAAGAATTTTTTATGGATAAGATTTATATCTGTTCTCCTTACAGAGGAAACACAGAAAAGAATATTGAAAACGTAAAGCGCTATTGTCAGTATTGCGCCTGGGATGGAATCCCGATTGCACCGCATCTGTATTTCACACAATTTCTTAATGACAGTTCTATGACAGATCGTCACAGGGGAATACGCTGGGGACTTGAGCTCTTAGCCGAGTGCAAAGAAGTCAGAGTGTATGCAGATGAAGTAACAGAAGGAATGATTGAGGAAATCAAAGAAGCAAGAAAGCTGAACATTCCTATTAAATTCTACAATTCAGAAATGGAGGAAATCAAGTATGACTCACTTATCATCAATAAACGCATTGGCATTGGATATCGCCAGATTATCGAAGACACTTACAACCCTGGCAGCGGAAATCGAATCTGCCCATATGCAGGAGCCTGCAACGGAAACTGCGGAGGAAGCAAAGAACACAAAACAGAATCAGTCGACAGAGGCAGCATCACCAAAGAGCCAGTCAAAGACTGGAGAGAAAGACTCCTCTGCCACTTCAACAGAGGTCACTAAGAAAATTACGATCGAGCAGGTACGTGCAGTCATGGCGGAAAAGAGCCAGGCCGGACTTACTTCTAAAGTAAAAGAGCTGTTGGAGAAGTATGGAGCGAACAAGCTCTCTGCAGTTAACCCTGATGATTACGCAGCTTTGATGGAAGAAGCTGCACAGCTTAAATAGGAGGTATTGATATGTGTGATTTTAGTAGAGGCGACATTGTATTTGTAGAGAACCCAATGCAGACACCGCATGGACATGTAGTAGCCGGTAACCATCCGGCGGTAGTGATTCAGAATGATGCTGGAAACGAACATTCCAATAATCTGATCATTGCGTATATTACATCTCAGCTTAAAAGACTGGAGCTCCCGACACATGTGGTCCTTCAGTGGTATGGCGGACTTAAGAAAGTGTCTGTAGTACAGACTGAGCAGCTTGCCACCATTGATAAAGGTGATGTGATTTCCGTCATTGATCATCTTACGGATGCAGATATGGCAAGAGTGGATAGAGCTATTATTGCATCACTTGGACTGGAGGTGAGCGCTTAATGCCACCAGAGGTACATTCGGTCCTCGGTGCATCGGCTGCGGACAGATGGATGAACTGTACTCCATCTGCCCAGCTTACAGCCGGTATGGAGGATGAGACAACAACCTTTGCTGCTGAGGGTACAGCAGCACATGCCTTATGCGAATGGAAAGTTCGTAAGGCCTTAAAAATGAGAGCAGGTCGTAGACCTACCAGTGATTACTGGACAGATGAGATGGAAGAATTCACAGATGATTATCGTGATTTCATTATGGACCTTGTTGGTCAGGCTAAGCAGCACTGCAAGGATCCGGTGACACTGATTGAGCAGCACTTGGATTTTTCTTGTTATGTTCCAGATGGCTTTGGTACCGGAGATTTTCTTCTGGTAGCTGACAAAGAATTAAATGTTGTGGATTTCAAGTATGGAAGGGGCGTGGCTGTGTATGCAGATCATAACCCACAAATGATGCTTTATGCGCTGGGAGCGTTAAATCTGTTTGATTGTCTGTATGACATCGAGCAGGTAACAATGACGATATTCCAGCCAAGATTATCAAGTATCAGCACTTGGACGATTACCGCGACAGATCTTTATCAGTGGGCCGAGGACGTTCTTAAGCCAAAGGCGGAACTTGCTGCAAAGGGAGAAGGAGAGTTTGTGTCTGGATCCTGGTGTAGATTTTGTAAGGCGAGAAACACGTGTCGCGCCAGAGCTGAGAGTTTTTTGGAACTTGCCAGAATGGAGTTCCAGCCGCCAGCGCTTTTATCGGATGAGGAAGTTGCGGAGGTAATGGAGAAAGCAGATGAGCTTTCAAAGTGGGCCAGTGATGTTATGGCATATGCACAGGCAGAAGCTATCGAGAATGGTAAGCATTGGGCTGGTTATAAGTTGGTAGAAGGCAGGTCAGTGAGAAAATTCTCAGATGAAGCCAAAGTAGAAGCGGCAGCAAAAGAGGCCGGATATACAGACATTTATAACAAGTCCCTGATTACGCTTACCGCATTTGAAAAACTCATGGGTAAGAAAACCTTTGCTGATGTTTTGGGACAGTATGTTACAAAGCCAGCAGGTAAACTAACGCTCGTTCCGGTGAGCGATAAAAGACCGGAAGTATCTGTAAACACAGTAAATGATGAATTTCAGGAGGATTAGAATTATGGCTAAGATTATGAACGGTAACAGAGTAGTAACAAACGAGGTAAGACTTTCTTATGCAAATGTGTGGAAGCCAAAGAGCATCAACGGATCTGATGAGAAGTATAGTGTTTCACTTATTATTCCAAAGAGTGACACTGAAACAATTTCTCTTATCAACAAGGCAATTGACCAGGCAATCACAGATGGTATTTCAAAGTTTGGTGGTAAGAAGCCTAACAAGGGAGCGCTTAAGCTGCCTTTAAGAGATGGTGACGTTGAGAAAGACGATGAGGCCTATGCGGATTCCTACTTTATTAACTGCAATTCAAAAACAGCACCACAGATTGTTGGCCTTGATAGAATGCCTATCACAGATGAGACAGAAGTTTACAGCGGCTGCTATGCAAAGGTATCTGTTAATTTCTACGCGTTTAACACAAATGGAAATAAGGGTATCGCGTGTGGACTTGGCAACATCCAGAAGGTCAGAGATGGCGAGAGCTTAGGTGGCGGAAGAGTAACTGCAGCAGATGACTTTGGCGCCGCTGACGATGATGAGTTTTTAAATTAGTATCAGTTTCTAATTGATAGAAGCAAAGGAAGCCTGGAAGGTGATAAGCCTTCCGGGTATTTCCGATCAACCACTTACGAATTAAGAAAGGTGATAGAAAAATGAAGAGATTAAATATTGATATTGAAACCTATAGCGAAGCAGATCTTATGAAGTCGGGAGTCTATAAATATGTAGATAAGCCATCCGGCTTTGAAGTTCTGCTTTTTGGTTATGCAGTAGACGGTGGAAAAGTAAAGGTAATTGATCTTGCAAACGGGGAGAAGCTGCCGGAGGAAATTATAGAAGCACTTAAAAGTCCGGAGGTTTTGAAGTATGCATTTAATGCACAGTTTGAGAGAGTGTGTCTTGGGGCATATCTTGGAGAATATCTGAGTCCAGAGAGTTGGCGCTGCACGATGGTCGCTTCTCTGTATCTAGGATTGCCGGGCTCTTTGGCACAGGTTGGTGCGGTGCTCGGAGTTGAAAAGCAGAAGCTGGAATCGGGAAAGGATCTAATCAAATTCTTTTCAGTTCCATGTAAAGCGACCAAGACAAACGGAGGAAGAACCAGGAATCTTCCGAAGCATGATCCGGATAAGTGGCAGCAGTTTATTACCTATAACGCAAGAGACGTAGAAACAGAAATGGAGATATTCGATAGAGTGAACATGTTTCCGGTGCCTGACTTTTTATGGAAGCAGTATACAGAAGATCAGCGTATTAACGATTTAGGAATTGAGCTTGATATGGATCTGGTTACACAGGCGATTCAGTGTGATGAAGAATCCAGAAACAGATATCTAAAGAGAGCACAGCAGCTTACTGGACTTGAAAATCCCAATTCTCCTATTCAGCTCAAAGAATGGATTAACTCAAAAGGTGTTCCTATAGGCAGTCTTGCCAAAGCAGAGGTAGCAGCAGTTATGGAGACCGTTTCTGGTGAGGTAAAAGAAGTATTGGAACTTCGACAGCTTTTATCGAAGTCGTCCGTTAAGAAGTATGTTGCTATGCAGACATGCCGGTGTATTGATGGAAGGGCACATGGATTATTGCAATTTTATGGCGCGAACAGAACTGGCCGCTGGGCTGGAAAGCTGATTCAGGTGCAGAATCTTCCACAAAATCACATTCCAGATTTGAAGGTTGCAAGAAATCTTGTAAAGGCAGGCTGCTTTGAAGCGGTGGAACTTTTGTATGATTCAATCCCGGATACTTTGTCTCAGCTTATCCGTACAGCTTTTGTACCAAGAAGTGGTTGCAAATTCATGGTCGCGGATTTTAGTGCGATTGAGGCCAGGGTGATTGCTTGGCTGGCTGGTGAGAGTTGGAGACAGGAAGTCTTTAAAAATAATGGTGATATTTATTGTGCATCAGCATCGCAGATGTTTGGAGTTCCAGTTGAAAAGCATGGTGTGAATTCTGAACTCAGACAAAAGGGCAAGATCGCTGAGCTTGCGCTTGGTTATGGCGGTGGTGAAGGTGCTATGAAATCAATGGGCGCTCTTGATATGGGACTCACAGAAGATGAATTAAAACCAATCGTAGATTCCTGGCGCCAGTCCAACCCAAATATTGTAAAGCTCTGGTGGGACGTTCATAAATGTGTCATTAAGGCTGTAAGGGATAGACAGCCGCAGGAATATAAGTGTTTGCGATTTACTTATGAGAAGGGACTTTTATTTATTCATTTGCCAAGTGGTAGACGACTTGCTTACGTAAAGCCGAAGATTTATCGCAATGAATATGACAGAGATGAGATTTCCTACATGGGAGTAGATGCTTCAAAGAAGTGGGGAGATATCAGCTCGTATGGTCCGAAGTTTGTGGAAAATGTTATTCAGGCCATGAGTAGGGATATCCTGGCGGAAGCTATGAGTCGCTTGCTTTCGGCCGGATACAAGATTGTCATGCATGTACATGATGAAGCAGTTATAGAAGCTCCGCTGGATGCATCTTTGGAAGATGCGTGTCAGATAATGTCGAAAGCTCCAGATTGGACGCCTGGACTAATTTTAAATGCAGCAGGTTATGAGTGTGAATTTTATCAGAAGGATTAGGAGGATTTTTATATGAATGAGGCAATTAGAGAGTTAAATGCAATGAAAGCGCGGATTCCGCAGCAGACATATCGCACAATCATTGGTCAGATGAGAGCAGGTGATCTTGGCGGAGCGACAGTAGGAATCAATCGATTAAAGAAAAAACTTGCAAAGGAGGATGCAGCAAATGAGAATTGCAGTCGGAAATAGTCGAATGGACAAAAAGTGGAAGAACAAGGACATGAGCTGGGATGACTTTAAGCAGAAGTGTTCCCAGACAATTCGTACCACTGAGACAGTTGCAGAGTACAGAAAAATGAGCAAGCCGGCACAAGATAATGCGAAGGATGTCGGTGGATTTGTTGGAGGAGCCTTAAAACAGGGAAAACGTAAAAATGGATTTGTAGATGGACGTTCTATGCTGACACTGGACTTGGATCATGCAGTTCCGGAGGTATGGGATGCGGTGACTATGCTGTTTGATTTTAAGTGTTTGATGTATTCCACACATAAGCATACACCCGAAGCTCCAAGAGTAAGACTGATTATTCCTCTGTCCAGAGAAGTGTCTGCAGAGGAGTATGCTCCGGTATCCAGAATGGTTGCAAAAGATGTTGGTATGGAGATGGTAGATGATACTTGCCATGAAGCAGCCAGACTTATGTATTGGCCATCAACTTCATCGGATGGCGTGTTTTTGTTTGAGTCTCAGGATGGTCCAATGTTAAATCCGGATGACATATTGGCTCGTTATAAGGATTGGCATGATACCAGTGAATGGCCAATGAGCTCACGCCAGTCTGAGATTGTAAAGCGTACCATTGCAAAGCAGGCAGATCCGTTGGAGAAAGAAGGAATGGTGGGAGCTTTTTGCAGAGCATATTCTATTCAGGAAGCAATTGATACTTTCATTCCGGATATTTATAGGCCATCTGCTATGGCAGGTAGATATGATTATATTCCTGCTGATAGTAGTGCTGGTGTGGTTATTTACGATGACAAGTTTGCATATAGTCACCATGCAACAGATCCGGCATGTGGGCAGCTTATGAATGCATTTGATGTGGTTCGTATCCATAAGTACGGAGCACTGGATGACAAAGCAAAACCGGATACAGCACCATCCAAGATGCCATCTTTTAAAGCAATGGTTGATTTTGCAATTAAGGATGAGAAGGTAAAGCTGCAGCTTGCAAAGGAGCGTGAAGCACAGGCAGCAGATGATTTTGATGATGGTAACGATGTAAATTGGCAGACAAAGCTGGAACTTGATAAGAATGGTGGTATCAGTGAATCGCTGACAAATTTTGTAACAATCTTACGATATGATCAGCGCCTTTATGAGATTGCCTACAATGAACATTCTTGCGGCATTTCAATTCGTGATGCAGAGCTGTTACCTTGGGATCAGTTAAAGCCAGGATGGTCGGATGCTGATCTTGCATCGCTTACTGCATATTTGGACCGCGTATATCACATCTTCAGTCCTTCTAAGCTGAAGAATGCATTGCTTACGATTACGGCAGAGAGATCCTTCCATCCGATTAAAGAATATCTGGAAGGTTTAGCGGCGTGGGATGGCAAGAAGCGCCTGGAGACGCTGCTGGTTGATTACTTAGGTGCAGAGGATAGTTCTTACGTGCGTGCGGTTACAAGAAAGACATTAGTAGCAGCGGTGGCACGTGTATATGAACCAGGCATAAAGTTTGATACTGTTTTGGTACTTTCCGGACCACAGGGAATTGGAAAGAGTATGTTTTTTGCAAAGCTGGGTGGTATCTGGTTTTCAGATTCTCTTACCATTTCAGATATGAGAGATAAAACAGGAGCAGAAAAGTTGCAGGGCTTTTGGGTTATGGAGATTGGCGAAATGAATGGTATCAAAAAGGTAGAAGTGGAGACAGTTAAGAGCTTTGCTTCCCGCCAGGATGATAAGTTTCGTGTGGCCTATGGCACTGTGGTAGAAAGCCATCCACGCCAGTGTGTGATTTGCGGAACATCAAATAGTCAGCATTTTCTTCGTGATGTTACTGGTAACAGACGTTTCTGGCCAGTGCAGGTGACTGGAGAGTGCTCTTTGCATCCTTGGAATATGGACAAGCCACTTCTGGAACAGATCTGGGCAGAAGCCTTGACCTTATACAATGCAGGTGAAGAACTGATTCTGAAAGGAAATGATGCAGAGATGGCCGCAGAGAAACAGCAGGAAGCACTCGAAAATGATGATCGAGAAGGTCTTGTGCGAGAGTACTTAGATAAGCTCTTACCGGCGGACTGGGCAAAGTTATCACTTTCAGAGAAGCGCATGTATCTGGCTGGAGATGAATTTACCACACAGAATCGTGCAGGAGTTGCACCAAGAGATAAGGTTTGTAATCTGGAGATCTGGGCGGAGTGCTTTGGCAGGGAACCAGCGAATATCAGAAAGCAGGATAGTTATGAGCTTAATGCGATTATGGCAAAGCTCGATGGCTGGAAGCGTTATGACGGGAACAAATCCGGAAAATTGTCATTTAAGGATTATGGTTCACAGATTGCTTACGTAAGAACAGCAATAGCAGATGATGACGAGGCGCTGCCTTTCTGCTAAGCAAGGTGGTATTGCCGTTAGGCATTTTCGTTGCCAAGAAATGAGCAATAGAAATAGCAATAGCAATGAAAGAAAACAAGTAAATATCAGGCTTTCTTCTATGCTATTGCTTATATTGCTCATTGATATATGAAATAAAAATGAGATATTAAAAGATACGTGATAGTACGTGTATATAGCCTATATACGTATATAGAGTTTTGAAGCCTTTGGAAATAGAAATCGGCAATGGAGGTTTTATGAGAGAAAAAGAAGTAGAGGCAGCACTTGTAAAGGCTGCAAAGAAAAGGAATGGTCTGGCGTTAAAGTTTGTAAGTCCTGGTCTTTCTGGTGTCCCGGATCGCTTGGTGTTAATGCCGAATGGAAAAATGGGATTTATTGAGCTGAAGGCACCAGGTAAAAAAATGAGGATTTTGCAGGAAAAGAGAAAAAGCCAATTAGAAGCATTAGGATTTTTGGTTTTCTGCATTGATAGCAAAGAGAAAGTTGAGGTGGTTTTAGATGCAATCATACAAGCCGCATGATTATCAGGAATATGCTACAGAGTTTATTATTTCTCATCCGGCCTGCGGATTACTCTTATCAATGGGCCTTGGAAAAACAATCATTACACTGACAGCTCTTTGGCAGTTGGTACTTGATTATTTTGAGGTGGGACGAGTACTTATCATAGCACCGCTTCGAGTGGCAAAGGATACCTGGCCAAAGGAAATCGCAAAGTGGGATCACTTAAATGGATTGACGTATTCCGTAGCAGTCGGTTCTGAAAAAGAAAGACGGGAAGCACTGAGCCGGCCGGCATTTATCTATATCATCAACAGAGAAAATGTTACCTGGTTGATTGAAAATGGATATTTCCATTTCGACTGTGTTGTTATTGATGAGCTTAGTTCCTTCAAGAGTCATCAGAGTAAACGATTTAAGTCGCTGCGGAAGGTACGACCGACAGTAAAGAGAGTGGTTGGCCTTACTGGAACGCCGACACCGAATGGACTGATTGATTTGTGGGCTCAGATCAATTTACTAGACTGTGGCGAGAGACTTGGCAGATTTATAGGCGGCTACAGAGACAGATACTTTATGCCGGATAAAAGAAATCGTGATGTGATCTTTTCTTACAAACCAAGAGAAGGTGCAGAAGCTGCTATTTATGACAAGATATCAGATATTTGTGTCAGCATGAAAGCAACGGATCACTTGAATATGCCGGAGCTTATTGTATCGAATGTGGAAGTGGAGATGAGTGAAAAAGAACAGAAGCAATATGACAGTCTGCGTGATGATTTGATTTTACCACTGGAAGGTGGCGACATTGATGCACAGTCAGCGGTTGGACTTTCAAATAAACTTCATCAGATGGCAAACGGTGCTGTCTATGATGAAAACGGTAAGGTCAGATGGATTCATGATAGAAAGTTAGATGCCCTGGAAGATTTAATCGAAGCAGCCAATGGAAATCCGGTAATGATTGCATATTGGTTCAAACATGATAGAGAAAGACTGATGGAGAGATTTCATGCAGTACCGATTGATAAGTCAGAGGATATTACCCGATGGAATAAAGGTGAGATACCAGTTGCAATAATTCATCCAGCAAGTGCAGGTCATGGACTGAATCTTCAGGAAGGTGGCTGCCATCTCATATGGTTTGGCCTTACTTGGAGTCTTGAACTTTACCAGCAGTGCAACGCAAGACTGTGGCGCCAGGGCCAGAAGAATACAGTGACTGTGCAGCATATTATCACCAAAGGAACGATTGATGAAGATGTTTTACTTGCTTTGGAAAACAAAGATGTAACGCAGGAAGCATTGCTTCGTGCAGTAAAAGCAAGAATTTCACGAAAGGAGTAAAGGATTCATGAAAGGATACGTGGAAAAAGTAATAAGCGATTATCCCCAGATGGTGAGAGAACGAGAGCACTTAAAGAAACAAATTGAGAATTTTGAGTTCCTTTCAGCAGATGAACTTATCAGTGCTATGAGTTTCTCTCATCAAGATGGGGAACGAGTGCAAAGTAGTGCTCTGTCTGATAAAACAGCTCGTATTGCTCTGGGGTACCGGGATAAGCTGGATCGAATCAATGAGGAATTGATTGTGCCCATGCAGAAAAGATATTATGCCTTAGATACAGAGATAGCATTCCTGGAATCAGCAATCAGCCATCTTCCAGACGATTTGTTTCATATCATGCAGGGGTTGGTGATTGAAGGGCGCACCTGGGATGAGGTTTCAGAAGAAATGTTTATAAGCATTACAAAACTTCAAAAACTGAGAAAAGCTGCAATTGCTCATCTTACAAGAACATATCAGAGAAGAGAATCAGAACAAGTCAGAATACTATTAAGCTAACTTTCGACCTGCTGCAATAGAATTGTTGTGGCGGGTTCTTTTTTGTTTGTCTCTGACATTTATTTGAAAATCATCATGGGATTTAATATCTTGAATGGCTTTGTTTAGATTCGGTCTATTTCGATGGGAATGAAATGGATCAGAATAGTTATGTTTGTGTGAAATTCTGCAAGTAGAAAAGTTTGGGTATTCTTCGTGCTGAATACACCAGTAATGTTTGGTATTTTTTGATTGAAGCGTTATTGAGAAGCAGCCGGCAAAAATAACATTGAAATAGCTGTGGTCAATACTCTGAATCTCTTTTTGTGTAAACAATTAGTTCCTCCTTTGGATACAAAAACGCGAGTTACAAAAATGTAGCATGATAGCCGAATACGTATTTTTATATAGTCAAAATAATGGGTAACATGGAATGAAATATTCCTAAGAGTTAGCATCTGCCGGAATTACAGGATCTAATTCGACAATGAGCTTACCTTGATCGTAAGATACGATTACATGGTCACCGACATGGTAACCAAGATTTGATAACCAATCGCCTTGAAGATTTATTCGTGGAATGTTTCTCTTTTGGTCTGGTGCTTCGTATATCTTTAAGTGTCTTTCTTTCATTGGCGCCTTCCTTTCTGGCTACCAATGCTACTAGATTTAATATAACAGATATAATCTGTTTTGAGAAGATGGAAAATGTGATAAAATTGACATATTGGAGGGATGACAGTGAAAGAGAACCTGATAAAAATTACAATCAAGGGAGCTTCGGGATGGTGCCCATGCGATCTGGCCTATAGCGATAAATTAACGATTAAACAAGATGGGATCACCTATGAGAGAAAACCTGTGGAAGAAAATGAAAATAATCCATATGTGAAGTGGAGTTACAAAACCAATAGCGCAAAGTACAAGGATATATTTCATATGCTGGGAGAGCAGATCCCTCAATTTCAAGATATTGAGGATATGTTTGTAACAGACGTGACTCCAAATCAGATAAAGTTTTTCTTTGAGGATAAGGTGCTTACATTTGATACCTACTTCTATGATGGTGTTGAGAAGTTTGTTGAATTGGTAAGACTGATGATACCTGAGATGGAGGATATCCCATATTGTTTGCATTGCACTGCAGACGATGACGAAGATGATGAATGTTAGGTATTGCCGATATTGCTATTGCCGAAGGCAACTTTTGTGAGGTGCTTTCCTAAAAAACGGTAATGTTTTTCAAAAACAGGCGTGATATTATTAAACTGCAAAGAATTGTAGAAGGCCTACTGGAGATTGTTCCAGCGGGCTTTTTTCTTTGTTTCTTTGGTGCGGGTGCGGGCTTTATCCTTTCACCGCACCCAGTACATAACAGAAGGGAGCGTGAAGCCAATGCCAAACAGAGGACCAGTCCCATGTGCACATCCGGGGTGCCCACGTGTGGTGCCATACGGACAGCGCTATTGTAGTGAACACATCTTATTGCATCGTGGTGATAGGAAGAGCTCTGGCAAGCGTGGCTATGGAAGCAAGTGGCAGAGAGCAAGAGCCAGGTTCCTTGCAAGACCAGAGAACATCTTTTGTGTCGAATGCAAGAAGGAAGGAAAGCTGGTGCGAGCGACAGTCGTGGATCACATTGTTCCACACAGAGGTGATGACAAGCTGTTCTGGGATGAAAAGAACTGGCAGCCACTATGCAAGAAACATCATGATATAAAAACATGGAATGAAGATGCGAACCCGACGTACACGTTTTAGTGCACCGGGGTAGGGGCGGTCTGAATCTCTACAGGGTGAAAGCCTGAAGACCGATGCCCCCTCAAACACGCATTTTCGCGAAATTCTCATAAGGGTATTAAACTCCTGAAGCAGTAGACATACTTATGCGCTACAGTTTCGGGAGTTTTTGCTGTAATTTTGTTACCTGACTTTTGCACCAAAGTTGTGGAAAGGAGCGTCAAATGACAGAGGAACAGAAGCTGCAGATACGAAAGCTCCGACAACAGGGGCTAGGGTATCAGGCGATAGGAAAAATGGTAAATCTCACAAGAGACTCCGTTAGAAGCTATTGTAAAAATCATGGGCTTCAAGGAGTAAGACTTGCAGTTGAGATGAATACCAAGGAACGAATAAAAAATGGAGAGGCTTGTGCATATTGTGCGGGGCCTATAAAGAAAGCGAAAACGGGAAGACCTGCAAGATTTTGTTGTGAGGCTTGCCGGCGCAGCTATTGGAAAGTACATCGTGACGAAGGAAAGAAAAGCGAGAAGGCAATTTATACGATGGAGTGTAAATATTGTCATAAGATTTTTGAGTCCTATGGGAATAAGACCAGAAAGTATTGTTGCCATGCACATTATGTTTTGGACCGTTACGGTGAATTTATTTGAAAGGAGTAGAATATGCAGACCGCAGAACTTAAGACATTAAAAATCGCTGACTTAATTCCAGCAGATTACAATCCGAGGAAAGCATTAAAGCCTGGCGATAAGGAATATGAAAAAATTAAAAAGTCCATTACGGAGTTTGGTTTTGCAGATCCATGCGTAGTAAATAAGCGTGGATGCGAAGAAGGAAAATACATTATTGTTGGAGGACATCAGCGGGTTACCGTTGCTGCAGATCTTGGATTTGAGGAAGTTCCATGTGCCATTGTTGATCTAGACGAAGAACATGAGAAAGCGCTGAATGTGGCGCTCAATAAGATTACCGGTGAATGGAACAAGGAACTGTTAGCAGATTTGATTTCTGATTTGGAAGATGCCGATTTTGATACAGCATTTACCGGATTTGATCCACCAGAGATTGAGCAACTTATGAATTCCGTCCATGATAAGAATATCGTAGAGGATGATTTCGACGTTGATGCAGAACTTGAAAAGCCGGCAGTTACAAAACAAGGTGATTTGTGGCTTTTGGGTAATCACAGATTAGTGTGTGGAGACTCAACGCTTCCTGAGACCTATGATTTATTGATGGATGGGAAAAAGGCAGGGCTTGTCATTACGGATCCACCTTATAATGTGAATTATGAAGGTAGTGCAGGAAAAATAAAAAATGACAAAATGGCAGAAGATCAGTTTGAGAAGTTCTTGTTTGCAGCATATGTGAATATGGAACAGAACATGGCTGATGATGCTTCTATTTATGTATTTCATAGTGATTCACATGGGCTGGCTTTCCGTAAGGCGTTTGAAGAGGCTGGCTTTTATTTATCTGGATGTTGCATATGGAAAAAGCAGAGTCTGGTACTCGGCAGATCACCTTATCAGTGGATTCACGAACCTTGTTTATATGGCTGGAAGAAGTCCGGAAAACATCAGTGGTATGCCGGCAGATCAGAAACCACAGTCTGGGAATATGATAAGCCAAAGAAAAATGACCTCCATCCAACCATGAAGCCAGTGAATCTTATCGCATATCCGATAAAGAATTCTTCTATGAGCAGCGCAATTGTACTGGATCCATTTGGTGGTTCTGGTAGTACGCTGATTGCTTGTGAACAGATGGACCGTATTTGCCATACCATTGAATTGGATGAGAAGTATGCGGATGTAATTGTGAGCCGATTTATTGAACAGGCCCAGACCGATTCCAAGGTAAAACTTATTCGTGATGGCAAGGAATACTCGTATGCGGAAGCGGTAAAAATTTCTTCTGAAAATACAGAAAATTAGCTTGCAATTCAGGCCAGGTAGAGTGATATATGTACTACCAAAACGAAAGGAAAATTGCACAGATGAAAATTGAAACACATGTAGCAGACAGAAAAACACTTGTAAATCAGATAGCGCAGGCTATTGGTGAAGAAGCAAAGTATCTTGGAGCACCGGGATTTGCTTACCAGGTTGGTCCATATACGATTAACAAGCAGGCAGAAATTGAGGTGGATGATACAGAAGCCGACATGGACCTTTTGAGAGAACTTGTTCCAGGGGGAGTACTTGATGATGCCGAGGACGAGGAGATTGCAGCACTTGAAATATCAGTGCCAACAGAAGAACATACAGTGACAAGCATTATGAATTTGCTTCACCTTTTTTGCAGCAGAGAGAAACTTTTAAATCGCTGTGTTGGAAACGCTCATAATTTTTTGATGAATAAGAAATTTATCAAAGCCCTGGATGATCAGGTGCCGGAAAGTTTGGATGATTATTTCATCAAACAGAATGCCGCCGGTGGAGAAAAGATCAATCGGGGCTTAATTATTTCACAGGAAAAGATAACAGTAAGATTTCCATATTCGGAAGATGCAGATACCATCAAAGCCTATACAGATTTGGTTGGCTTAATGAATCAGATGGCGCTTGCTCAGAAGCGAGTGCTTAAGGATAAATTTCATTCGAGCAATGAAAAATATGCTTTCCGGTGCTGGCTGGTGAGACTTGGAATGGTCGGTGACGATTACAAGGTAACACGAAAGATTTTGCTTTCCAACATGCCAGGGAATTCTGCATTTAGAACTGAGGATCAGAAAGAAGCGGCGATTGAAAAGTTAAAAGCGAAGAAGGGAGAAGAAAAGAAATGTTCGGAATATCAGACGCTGTAATCGAAAGATTAAAGAGGGAGTATCCTGCGGGGACCAGAGTTGAGCTGGTCTCCATGAATGATGAATATCGAAAGTTAAAGCCTGGTGAGCAGGGCACTGTGATTGGAGTGGATGACATTGGTACCATTCACGTGAATTGGGATTGCGGTAGTTCATTGGGAGTTGCTTATGGTGAAGATAAGTGCAGGAAGCTATAATATCACCAATTTAGAAGGCTGATCTTTGTAAGTATTATGGTCTCTTTATTACTGGATAATATGTGCCTTTAGAGTTAATGTATGTACTACCAAAAGCAAAGGAGGCGCATAGCCATGATGAAAGAAATTGAAGTTTTAGAGGAAGCAGCAACAAAGGGAACCAGATATTCAGAGATTAATGTAAACTCCACTTTCGGAGCAGCCTATTTTTACAGCAAAGAAGCAGGAAACGACCTGATCAATTTTGCTGAGGTGATTTGGGATTACGACATTGATGAAATCCTGGAAAATTGCAGAAGATTTGAAATCACAGAGTTTACGATTTCAAGCACCTTTTCAAGCCTGATTATTACGCTGGCAGAATTTGAAAAGCGAGGATGCAAATTGCAGGGATTGGTTGAGATAAACAGTCGACATGATGACTGGAAAGCATGCTTTGAAGGAGAATCAAGAAAAGAAAGAATTCCAGCGCTTAAGATTAGCCTTTCATAAAGGCAAAAGCCAGGAGGCCCGGATGGGCTTTTTGGTCGTGGTAATATACACAATTATTCATGCACATATTTGTCAGTTATATGGTGCAGATATGAGTTGATAATAGTGCCAAGTAGAGCGAATATGTACCTACCGAAAGGGAAAACAAAGAAAACGGAGGAACAAAAGAAATGACAAACGGATGGCACGAAGGAACAATTGGAATTCCACAGAAGGATGGAAGCAGCAAGATAGCACATTATTGGGTGAAAGCTTTTGAAGAAGGAAGCGAATGGGGAATTAACGGAGGCAAGATTAGCAAGTTATCAATCAAAATTGATGGTGAGTGGGTTGCAAACTACGACAGAGGTTGGGATGTAAAGCCGGCAGACGATGACGAAGCCGCACAGCTTGCCTACTGCATTTTACTTAACGAATACAATTAACTTGGAAATGAATATTCCAGGAAGCGGGCCAGGAGGCCTGTTTCTTGTTACACAGATAGATGGGACCGAGGAGGTCCTTTTTTAGTACAGAAAAGAGGTGAGACCTATGGCTACAAGAGGAAGAAAACCAAAACCGACAGCAATGAAGGTTCTGGAAGGAAATCCTGGAAAGCGTCCGCTTAATTTTGCGGAACCGCATCCAGAGAAGAAATTACCAGATTGTCCGGAATGGCTGGAAGATGAAGCAAAAGCGGAATGGGAGCGATTGGCAGTCCCTTTGTATAACCTTGGTCTTTTATCGGAGCTTGATATGGCGGCATTCGCATCCTATTGTCAGGCTTACGCAAGATGGAAAGAGGCCGAGGAATTTATTTCTCAGCATGGGAGTATTGTAAAAACGAAAACTGGATACTGGCAGCAGGTGCCACAGGTATCCATTTCGAGAGCAAATCAGGCGATGATGATTAAAGCAGCAGCGGAATTTGGTCTTACACCTTCCGCAAGAAGCCGGATCATTGCCGGCAATACAAAGGCAGAAGATGCAGTTGATGAGATGGAAGCATTACTTGGAGGTGTTCTATGAGCGAGTTTGTTTATAAGCCATCCAAGTTTATGCTGTCAACATCACACTATGATAAACAGAAAGCAGATAAGGCGGTACGGTTTATTGAAAACCTGTGCCACACCAAAGGTAAATGGGCCGGAGAGAAGTTCCTACTTCTTCCCTGGCAGGAGCAAATTGTTCGTGACATCTTTGGAATTGTCAATGAGCAGGGATACCGGCAGTTTCGAGAATGCTTTACGCTTATCAGTAAGAAGAATGGAAAGTCTGAGCTTGCTGCGGCGATTGCACTCTATTTGCTATTTGCAGATGGTGAAGCATCCCCTGAAGTTTATGGAGCTGCAAATGACAGAGCACAGGCTTCTTTGGTATATGACGTTGCAAAGCAGATGGTTTTAATGACACCGGCGCTTAATAAAAGAGCTAAGGTGCTGGCAGCAAATAAGAGAATTGCTTGTTATGCCAATAATGGTTATTACCAGGTATTGTCTGCAGAATCTGCAACAAAGGATGGTATGTCAATTTCCGGTCTGGTTATAGATGAAATTCATGCAATGAAAACACGTGATTTATACGATGTACTGACAAAAGGATCTGGTGATGCCAGACAGCAGCCCTTGTTTTTTATCATAACCACAGCAGGAACCAATAAGGAATCTGTTTGTTACGAGTTGTTCTTAAAGGCAAAGGATATCTTAGCAGGGAAAAGAGAAGATCCTTCTTTTTATCCGGTTATCTATGCTTTGGATCCGGAAACGGATGATTGGAATGACGAAGAAACTTGGTATAAGTCAAATCCATCACTTGGCGAGACAATCAATATTGACCGTATGCGTGATGCATATAGGGAGGCGTTGCAGAATCCGGCTGATGAGGCAACCTTTAAAAGACTGCGACTTGGCATTTGGAATTCAGGAGATGTTGCTTGGATACCGGATCATGTTTATGCAAAGGGAGATGGAGTAATTGATTTGGATGAGCTCTATGGTAGGGACTGTTATGCAGGACTTGATTTATCCAGTACATCGGATATTACAGCTTTTGTTCTGGTATTTCCGCCAAGACGTGATGATGAACAATATGTCGTGCTTCCTTATTTCTGGCTTCCAGAAGATACACTGGAGAAGCGATGCAGGCGAGATCATGTTATGTATGATACATGGGCAGCACAAGGATATATCAATGTAACATCCGGAAATGTAATCGATTATCGGTTCATTCAGGATTTCATTGAAAGAACCTGTGAGAAATTTCATGTACTTGAGATTGCATACGATAGATGGAATGCAACGATGCTGGTTCAAAATCTCCTGGATGAAGGATTACCCTTAATTCCTCATGGCCAGGGCTATAAAGATATGAGCCCGCCTTCGAAAGAAGTATATAAGCTGCTTTTGGAAGGGCGAATTTTTCATGGTGGAAATCCGGTTCTTCGTTGGATGGCAGGCAATGTAGTTATGGAAGAGGATCCGGCAGGAAATATTAAGCCGACGAAGGCGAAAGCAGTGGAAAAGATAGATGGTATTGTTGCCATGATTATGGCGATGGGACGAGCAGTAATTAATGAAGGTAGTACAGGCAGTGTTTATGATGAGCGTGGCCTGTATTCTTTTTAGACCAGGAGGTGTCATATGGGAATAAAGAGTTTGTTTGGATTTGGACAGGCAAGAGATAAGCCTACAAATAAAGCGGCAGATGCAGGATACTCATTCTTATTTGGACGAACAACCAGCGGAAAGCCGGTAAATGAAACCACAGCAATGCAAACCACTGCAGTATATGCTTGTGTTCGTATTTTATCTGAGGCGATTGCTTCATTGCCAGTCCATGTTTATCAGTATAAAGATGGTGGTGGAAAAGAGATGGTAATTGACCATCCGTTATACCAGGTGCTCCATGATGAGCCTAATCCGGAGATGACTTCATTTGTGTTTCGAGAGACGCTGATGAGTCACCTTTTAATTTGGGGTAATGCTTATGCGCAGATCATTCGTGACGGTGCCGGCAGAGTGCTTGGTTTGTATCCGCTTCTTCCAAATAAGATGGATGTGCAACGCGATGATAAGGGCGAGATCTACTATGTATATTCCAGAAGTAGTGATGAGAATCCAAACTTCAAAGAATATGGTGATATCAAGCTCAAGAAGGAAGATGTACTTCATATTCCTGGCCTTGGCTTTGATGGACTTATTGGTTACTCGCCTATAGCAATGGCAAAGAATGCTGTGGGAATGATGCTTGCTTGTGAGGAATATGGTGCCAGTTTCTTTGCAAATGGTGCCAATCCAGGAGGCGTGTTGGAACATCCTGGAGTACTTAAGGATCCGAGTAAGGTCAGAGATTCCTGGAATGCTGTGTATCGTGGAACCAGTAATGCCCATAAGATTGCTGTGTTGGAGGAAGGAATGAAATACCAGCAGGTTGGTATTCCTCCGGAAGAAGCACAGTTTCTTGAAACGAGGAAGTTTCAGATCAATGAAATCGCTAGATTATACCGTATTCCTCCACATATGGTTGGTGATTTGGAAAAATCGAGCTTTTCAAATATTGAGCAGCAGTCACTGGAATTTGTAAAATACACCCTGGATCCTTGGGTTATCCGTTGGGAACAGAGCCTACAGAAAGCACTCTTGCTTCCGGGAGAAAAGGGAAGGTATTTCATTAAGCTAAATGTGGATGGCCTGATGCGAGGCGATTATCAATCCCGTATGAATGGGTACAGTATAGGCCGGCAGAATGGTTGGCTTTCTGCAAACGATATCCGGGAAATGGAGGATATGAATCCATTGTCTGATGAAGAAGGTGGAAATTTGTATCTGATCAATGGCAACATGTGCAAACTTGCGGATGCAGGTATTTTTGCAGGAGAGCAAAAGCAACCGGAGGAGAGCACAAAGCAGGAAGATCTGTCGCCACAAGAAAATAGAAAGAGAGGTAAGCGATGAAACGTAAGTTTTGGAATTGGGTAAAGAATGAGGGCGAACTCGAATCAACGAGGACGCTCTTTTTAAATGGAGAAATTTCAGATGAGACCTGGTATGGCGATGAAGTGACTCCACAGCTTTTTAAGGATGAGCTGAATGCGGACAGCGGTGATATTACCGTTTGGATTAACTCTCCAGGAGGAGATGTATTTGCAGCTGCTCAGATTTACAACATGCTTCGCGATTATAAGGGGCATGTCACAGTTAAGATTGATGGCTTAGCTGCATCTGCAGCGTCGGTTATTGCGGTGGCCGGAGATACCGTACTTGTCAGTCCGGTAGCAATGATGATGATTCACAACCCGGCAACACTTGCAATGGGAAACACCAAAGATATGGAAGCTGCCATTGCAATGTTAAATGAGGTGAAGGAATCCATCTTAAATGCTTATGTGGATAAGACCGGTCTTTCCAGAAACAAGCTGTCAAAGATGATGGATGACGAGACTTGGTTTAATGCCAAGAAAGCTGTAGAGCTTGGATTTGCTGACAAAGTATTATTTGCCGCAGAAGAAAAGCCTAAGAAAAAGCCGGAAGAAGATGAGGATCCGGATGAGAAAGAAGAGGGAAAAGAACCAGAGGAAGATGGTGAAGGCGACGAGGATGAGAAAAAGAAGAAGTTCCCATTCCAGAATGCCTATGCCTATTCCAGAAAATCGGTTGCAGATTCCTTTTTGAATAAGGTGACAGATAAGGCACCGGCAACAGTACCTGTAGACCAGTTAAGAAAGAGACTTGATCTCTTAAAACGATAGGAGGATTTCACAATGAGTCAAGTATTAGAATTAAAGGAAAAGAGAGCAAAAGCATGGGAGGCAGCAAAGGCATTTTTAGATTCCAAGCAGGGATCCAATGGACTGATGTCTGCGGAGGATGCAGCAACTTATGACAAGATGGAAGCAGAGGTTGTTGATCTTGGAAAAGAGATTGACCGACTTGAGCGTCAGGCTGTGATTGATGCGGAACTTGCCAAAGCAACAAGTACACCAATTACAAATAAGCCAAACACCCAGCCGGGAGGTGAAACAAAGACCGGTAGAGCTACAGACGAGTATAAGAGAGCGTTTTGGAATAGCATGAGAAACAAGAATTCTTATGAAATCCAGAACGCTCTTTCCATTGGTACGGATTCTGAGGGTGGATATCTGGTTCCGGACGAGTATGAAAAGAAGTTAGTGGAAGCCCTGGAGGATGAAGTGTTCTTCAGAAGCCTCGCAACTGTCATCAAAACATCATCTGGAGATCGTAAGATTCCGATTGTTACTTCCAAGGGAGAAGCAGCATGGATTGATGAAGGCGGTCAGTTCCCAGAAAGCGATGATAGCTTTGGACAGACTTCCATTGGAGCACACAAGCTCGCTACTATGATCAAGGTATCAGATGAGCTTCTTAATGATTCCGTTTTCAATATTGAGCAGTACATCTCTAAGGAGTTTGGTCGTCGTATTGGAACAAAGGAAGAGGAAGCCTTCTTCATTGGCGATGGTACTGGAAAGCCGATTGGTATTTTCAATAAGACCGGTGGTGCAGACATTGGTGTGACAGCAGCGACCACAAGTATTACCTTCGATGATGTGATGGATCTTTATTACAGCCTTCGTGCACCGTATCGTAATAAGGCAACTTGGCTGCTGAATGATTCCACAGTAAAGGCAATTCGTAAGCTCAAGGATGGCAATGGAAATTATATCTGGCAGCCTTCTGTAAGAGAAGGAGAGCCGGACAGAATTTTGAATCGTCCTTATCGGACATCCATTTATGTTCCAGAGCTTGCTGCCGGAAACAGAGTTATGGCCTTTGGTGATTACTCTTATTACTGGATCGCGGATCGCCAGGGACGTAGCTTTAAGAGATTAAATGAGCTCTTTGCAACAACCGGTCAGGTGGGGTTTTTAGCATCCGAGAGAGTGGACGGTAAGTTGATTCTTTCTGAGGCAGTAAAGACACTTGATGTAAAGGCGTCTGCAAAATAAGACCAGGAGGTAGGATAAATGCAGGTTACGTTAGAAGCAGCAAAAAGTTATCTGAGAGTAGATTCCTCAGATGATGATGCACTGATTAGCGGTCTCATCGTTTCGGCAGAAACCTTGGTAAGAGAGGTGACTCGCTTAAATGATGAGGAGTTGCTCCCGTATAAGGAGATTGTAGAAATTGCAGAGCTCTTTACGATTGCGTACCTGTATGAACACAGGGAAGAAGCAGATCACAAGAACCTGACTGAAACGGTGAAGTATCTGCTTTTTCCAATCCGTAAGGAGGTTTTTTGATGATTGAGACAATGCGGGAGCGTATCACAATTCAAAAAAGTAAGGCTGTGACCGATAAGGATGGAAATCATGTCCATGTTTGGGAGGATTATTATTCTTGTGCTGCATACGCAAATAATCTTTCTGGAAAAGAATACTGGGCAGCGGTACAGGTAAATGCGCAGACAGATTTGTATTTTGTAATCCGTTACTGTAGCGAAGCGGCTGCAATTGATAGTGAACACTTCCGCATCGTATTTCATGGACAGCTTTACAATATTTCATTTGTTGATAACGTGCAGTACAAAAATAAGACATTGAAGCTCCGCGCGAGCCTGGTAAAGAGGTGATGGGATGGCAAATACAGTTAGTGTTAATCAGCTCGCAAGTGTTATTATGCAGGGCCTTATGGAATATGCCGATGCACAGAGCGATATGGTAAAGCAAAGTGTGAAGGATGTTAGTAAGGAAGTTAAAAAAGAAATATCTGCAAATGCTCCAAAGAGGACCGGCGCTTATAAAAAGAGTTGGGCTACCAAGAAAACGAAGGAGACCAGTAATTCTCTTACAATGACGGTTCACTCAAAGAACCGGTATCAGATTGCGCATCTATTGGAACATGGCCATGCGAAGCGAGGAGGAGGTAGAGTTGCCGCAATCCCACATATAGCACCGGCAGAAGAGCATGGAGCGACATTGTTACAGCAGAAAATAGAAAGGGGATTACGGGAATGACACATCAGGAAGTAATGACAATGCTTGCAGAGATGAATCTTCCATATGCATATGATCATTTCGTAGAGGGAGAGTCACCGGATCCTCCTTTTTTAGTGTTCTTATATCCGGGAAGTAATCACTTTGCAGCAGATGGAAAAGTGTATTTTAAAGTGAATCGATTAAATATTGAGCTCTATACAGATAAGAAAGATGTGGAGCTTGAAGAAACTGTAGAAGCTGTGCTGGATAGGCATGGCATTTTTTATGGCAAAAGCGAAGTATGGATTGAATCTGAAAATCTGTATGAGGTGCTTTATCAGATGGAGGTATAGAAATGGCTAATAAAAAGAATAAGGTCAAATTTAATATCTGCAACGTGCACTATGCACCGATTACAGTTGCAGAGGAAGGAACGGTTACCTTTGGAACGCCTGTGCCAATGCCAGGTGCTGTATCCATTAGTATGGATCCAACCGGTGAGCCGGAATCATTCTATGCGGATGGTATTGAATATTACGTAATCAATAATAACCAGGGATATGACGGAGATCTGGAACTTGCAATGATTCCTGAATCTTTCCGTACTGATATTCTGAAGGAAGAAACCGATGCCAATAAGGTGCTGGTGGAAAATGCAAACTCAGAGACGGGCAGCTTTGCACTTTTATTTGAGTTTGATGGTGATATCAGGAAGATCAGACATGTGCTGTATAACTGTTCCGCTTCTCGTCCTACCATTGAGTCAAAGACCAACGAGGAAGACAAGGAAGTGCAGACGGAAACACTTACTATCAAAGCAAGACCGATGGCAAGTGGTTATGTAAAGGCAAAGACTGGTGATTCTACCACAGATACCGTTTACAACAATTGGTATAAAACGGTTTATGAACCAACAGCAGTTGCAGAGCAGGCCAGCAAAAGTACGCAGGCAAGTAAGTAGGAGGTAGCAGATGAGTATTATAAGGAAAGTTGAAATTGATGGTAAGCAGGTACCGTTTAAGGCATCTGCTGCTATTCCAAGAATATATCGTTTGAAATTCCAGCGTGATATCTATAAGGATTTATCAGCACTGGAAAAGAGTATCAATCAGGCAAATCCGGATGATTCCAATTTGGATTTATTTTCGCTTGAGATGTTCGAGAACATAGCATTTGTTATGGCAAAGCATGCGGATCCGAGCATTCCAGATACACCGGAGGAATGGCTGGATGAATTTAATACGTTTTCCATTTATCAGGTGCTTCCTCAGCTTATAGAGTTATGGGGACTGAATGTAAAAACAGATGTTGAAGCTAAAAAAAACTTCGTCCAACAGAGCGTGAAATGACAACACCATTGTTTCTGCTTCGGTGTGTGCAGTTAGGCCTTTCAATGGCAGATTTAGAATTGCTGTCGATTGGGCTAATTAATGATATGTATGCAGAGAGCAGAAATGATGATTGTAAGTATGCAGAACTTGCAACACAGGAAGATTTTGACAAGTTTTAATTGACGCTTATTTATTTTATACTTGACGCTTACTTGCTTCTATGATACAATCAAGAAAAAGTAAGCGCCGAACAAGCGCTAATTAAAAAGGAGTGGTTTTATGTTTTATGAGGTAATTGCACAGTTCGCAAAAGCAGATGCGCCATCTTTTAAAACGCCGGGATATGAAGGTTATCTTTCGGAAGCACGAGATTATTTTAACATGAGGTCAAGAGTTGCAACAAATCCAAAGGAAATAACAGAACTACATGTTATAGACGAAAAAACGGTTCGGATAATTTTAAGAAGTCAGGATCAACTTAAAATTTCGCAAGTCTCTCGTAGCCTTAGAGTGTTTAGTATGTACTTGATTGATGAAAGTCATCCGTTAAATTTTAGTGAGCTGGTTTCAGGAAAAAGATTGTTTAAAATGTCGGCTTCCGAATTTGGATCTGGTGATGATTCAGATTTAGTGATAGACGAAGGTGAAAATAGTGAAGATGATTTGCAGGTCCTAAAAACTATGATTTTACTTCTTGATGACGCGAAGGTAAATAGAAGAGCTAAAGAAGTGAAAGATGAAATTTTAGGACTATTAGTAAATTACAGGGAGGGAAGATAAAATGCCTTATAAATATTGTTTTGATGTTAATTTTATTCATAATCTTTTTAATCCAGTTGTTTTAATACCAGCAGTTGCAAATGCGGAAAAAACATTTAACATATTACCAAGAAAAAATAGAAAACAGATATCGGTAAAAGTTAACACATCAAAGAAATGTCTTGAAATTGTTATGCTATCAGCTATTCCGATTGGTAGAATAAACTGGTTAAGATCTATACAATATTTTAGCAAAGTTCTGTCAATGGAGACAGGAATGAATGCTTATATTACAGCAAATAGAAGATTGCTTGTAAGCTAAAAATATAGAGCATCGGCTTTAAAAAGTCGATGCTTTTTTCATGCGGAGCAGAAATGCTCCTTTTTTTGTACTTAATTTTGGAGGAGGTGAGATTTCTTGGCAAGCAGAATACAGGGTATTACAGTAGAGATTGGTGGTGATACGACCAAGTTGCAGACCGCATTAAAAGGTGTGAACGGTCAGATTAAATCAACACAGTCTCAGCTAAAGGATGTAGAAAAGCTGTTAAAACTGGACCCGGGAAATACAGAGTTGATTGCACAAAAGCATAAGCTGCTTGGTGAGGCAGTCAGTGAGGCCAAGGAAAAGCTGACGTCATTAAAGACAGCAGCAGAGCAGGCGAATACAGCTCTTGCGAATGGAGAAATCTCACAGGAACAATATGATGCTCTGCAAAGAGAGATTATAGAGACAGAACAGGATTTAAAGAAATTAGAGACACAAGCGAACCAGTCTGCTACGGCAGTGCAAAAGATAGCTGCATCAGGAGAAAAGTTAAAGACTGTAGGAGATAATATTTCTTCTGCAGGCCAGAAGTTACTTCCTGTTACAGCAGGTGTTACCGGACTTGGAACAGCAGCAGTTTCTACGGCAGCAAACTTTGAGTCTGCAATGTCACAGGTGCAGGCGACGATGGGAATTACAAAAGATTCTATGTCTACGGTTGATGGCCAGTCAGTAAATACAATGGATACGTTGAATGAGCTGGCAAAAAAGATGGGATCTGAGACTGCTTTTTCTGCTAAGGAATGTGCAGAAGCTCTTAATTATCTGGCTCTTGCTGGATATGATACGCAGCAGATGTGTGATACATTGCCAACCGTACTTAATCTGGCTGCGGCAGGTGATATTGATTTGGCATCTGCTTCTGATATGGTAACTGACGCAATGTCAGCACTTGGTATGGGGGTTGATGAAGCAGGAACAATGGTAGATCAGATGGCTAAGACTGCATCTACGACCAACACCTCAGTAGCTCAGCTTGGAGAGGGAATCCTTACGATTGGTGCAACCGCAAAATCTGTAAAGGGTGGAACGGCCGAGTTAAATACAGCGCTTGGTATCTTGGCAAACAATGGTATTAAGGGAGCTGAAGGTGGTACACACCTTCGAAATATTATTCTTTCATTGCAGAATCCGACAGATAAAGCTGCAGCAGCAATGGAGTCCTTGGGAATTCAGGTGTATGACTCTCAGGGAAACATGAGATCTTTGAATGATATTTTGGGTGATCTTAATACTTCAATGGATGGAATGACATCTGCTGAGAAGTCAAACATCATTGGAACCATATTTAATAAAACGGATTTGTCTTCTGTGAATGCATTGCTTGCCAATACGGGAAGTACCTGGGATGACTTACAGCAGAAGATTACAGATAGTGGTGGTGCTGCTCAACAGATGGCAGATACCCAGCTTGATAACTTACAAGGACAAATCACTATTTTAAAGTCAGCCTTAGAAGGGCTGGCTATTTCTTTTGGTGAGCTTTTGATGCCAGCAATTAAGAGCATTGTAGGTGTAATTCAAAAAGCAGTGGATTGGCTTAATTCTTTGGATGATGGAACAAAGAAAGTAATTGTCACAGTGGCCCTGGTTGCGGCAGTGCTTGGACCTGTGCTGATTGTCATTGGAAAAGTGATATCCGCAGTAGGAACGATTATGACGGTAGTTCCGAAAATTGCAGGAGTTATCAATACTGTGAAAGGTGCATTTGCTGCCCTTAACACGACCATGCTTGCAAATCCGATTGTTCTGATTATTGCAGCAATTGCTGCTTTGGTAGCCGCGTTTATTTATTTGTGGAATAACTGTGATGGATTTAGACAATTTTGGATTGATCTTTGGGAGAATGTAAAGCAGGTAGCGATTACCGTATGGAATGCAATCAAGGAGTTCTTTTCGCAGGTATGGGAGGCTATCAAGACGATTTTCTCCACAGTGTTTGAAGTGATTAAGACATTGGTGACCACATACTTCAATTTGTATAAAACCATCATTGAAACCGTCATAAATGTTATCAAGACTGTAATTATTACAGTTTGGGAGGCTATCAAAGGTGTATTTACCACAGTATTCAATGTGATAAAAACGCTGGTGACAACGTATTTCAATATTTATAAGACGATTATCCAGACGGTACTTACTGTCATTCAGACAGTGATTACTACGGTATGGAATACGATAAAAACAGTGATTACCACTGTGCTGAATGCGATAAAAACCATTTTTACTACAGTGTGGAATGCCATCAAGACGATTGTTCAGGCGGTTGTCAGTGGTATTAAGGGGTTGATTACAGGGAATTTCACAGCAGTGAAGAATTCGATTACTACAATCATGAACACGATTAAGAGTACGATTTCAACTATCTGGAATACCATTAAATCGACAGTATCAACGGTCCTTGGAGCAATTAAGAGCGCTGTCACATCTGTGTTTACTGGCATCGTGAATGCTGTGAAGGGAGCGATGGGAAATGTGCTGAATGCAGTAAAGACAGGATTTTCAAATGTAAAGAGTCATATTACTGGGCTTGCTTCTCAGGCGTTTACCTGGGGCAAAGATCTGGTTATGGGTATTGTAAATGGTATTAAGAGCTGCATTGGAGCAGTTGGTGATGCAGTAAAAGGTGTTGCTGACAAGATCAAGTCATTCCTTCATTTCTCAGTTCCGGACGAGGGACCACTGACGGATTATAAATCATGGATGCCTGACTTCATGGGAGGCTTGGCAAAGGGAATCGAAAAAAGTCGTGGAATGATTCAAAAGGCTGTTAGCGGAGTTTCTTCTGATATGGTGATTAATCCCAAGATAGGAGATGCCGAGAATCATCCTCTTACCCAGGGAGCTGCACAAACAGAGAGCGTATCCGGGATAGCATCAGCAATAAAAGATGCAATAGAAAATGTAGGTGGGCAAAATGGCGATATTGTAATTCCAGTATATCTTGGTGGAACCATGTTAGATGAAGTAATAGTGTCAGCACAGCAGCGAGCAAATCTTAGAAGTGGAGGTAGGTAGAATGGCATATTTGCAGTATTTGGTATTCAATCAGAAAAATCTGCCATTGCCGGATTCTTATGATTTGGATTTATCTGATGTAGAAGCTGACTCAGGAGGAGAGACAGAGGCAGGAACAACACAAAGAGATGTAGTGCGGACGGGAGTGGTTACTATTTCCGTCTCTTTTTCTGTCTCAAAAATATGGCTCAGGCTGCTTACGAAATATTCGAAAATGCCAAAGATTACGGTTCAGTATTTTGACACAGAAGATTTGGAGTTGAAAGAAACAGAGATGTATATATCTGGATTCAAGGCAAAGTTGAAAAAAGATACATCATATAAAGGGTTGTGGACAGTGTCATTTACACTGAATGAAATGTAGGAGGTGACGTTGGTGTTTGAAGTATCAGAAAAGTTTAAGAATGCAGTAAGGCAAAATACAAGAAAATATGAGTGGTCTGGTTCAATCACCACGAAAGCCGGAAAAATATATACGTTTGGTGCAAAAGATATCGTAAAAGGCTCTGGATACATTAAGTGGCAGTGCTGCAGCAACACAGAAATAGAGCTGGGGACGGTTTATGCAGCAGAGTTAGGAATAAGTCTTTTTTCTGAAATTGATAGATATACATTGGAAGATGCAGTGATACGGATGTATTATTCACTGACTTTATTAGATGGGACAGTAGAAACCATACCGATGGGAGTATTTGAAATTACAGAGGCCAATCGGAAGGTGCGAACTTTGGAAATAAAAGCTTACGATTATATGTTACGTTTTGAAAAATCATTGAAGTTGGATTCTTCCAGTGGTACGCCATATCAATTTTTGAAGGTTGCATGTGAAGCGTGCAAGGTGGAAATGGCACAAACCGTAGCAGAAATCAATGCACTGCCAAATGGGAAGACGACACTTGGTGTATATGCAGATAATGACATGGAGACTTTTCGTGATCTGATTTTTTATGTAGCACAGGTACTTGGATGTTTTTGTCAGATCGACCGTTATGGAAAACTGGTGCTTAAGCAATATGGGAATACCTCTGTATGGAATGTTCCTCAGACAGAGAGGTTTGATAGCAGCTATTCTGATTTTGTGACACGTTATACAGCAGTCTCATCAACAAATCAGATTAGTCAGATAGCAGAATACATTGCGATGGAAAAGGATGATGGACTTACAATGAATCTTGGTGTGAATCCTTTGATGCAGTTTGGATTAAAGTCAGTGCGTGAGAAAATGTTAAGAGAAATCGTGACAGCACTCCAAAAAGTAAATTATGTACCATTCGACAGTTCCACCATAGGAAATCCGGCACTGGAGGTCGGTGATATTTTGAAATTTTCTGGCGGTCATGCGGATGAAACAAAGATAAGTTGTATCACCAGCATTGAATGCAAGATCAATGGGAAGATGGCATTGAAATGCGTAGGTAAGAATCCAAGACTTGCTTCTGCCAAAAGCAAGAATGATAAAAATATCACAGGACTTATGAATTCTGTGGAGAGTGGTAAGACCATTATTTATAATTTCGTAAATGTAAGTCCATTTGTGATAGGACAGTCGCTTACTAATGTGATGGATATTGATTTCACCGCTACAGAAGAAACAACAGCGGCCTTTCAATGTGAAATGCTGTTAGAGGTTGTAAAACCGGAAGTGACAAAGGAAGCAGAGGATAGTTCGGAGAGTGCAGAATTCCCGGAGCTATCCATTATATATAAGATAAATAATGAAACGATTGATACTTTCATGCCAACAAAGACGTGCTTGTATGGGAAGCACATTGTTACCTTGTTTTTTCCAATTTCAAAAGTAATAGAGAATAGTTCCAATACATTTTCTATGTACCTTAAGATATCGACGGGTACTGTAAAAATTGGCGAGGCACAGATAAGAGCAACCATTAGTGGACAGGGACTTGCGGCAGGATTGGGAGACTGGAATGGCCGTATCAATATCAATGAGAATATTGGATTTATCAATATTAGTGATATTCCGTTTGTAGCAGATGGTTTTAAAGATAGAGTAAATGTATCATTTCCAATGTCCAGGAAGCCTGGTATCACGCAGACAATTGGGAATATTACGATTGTTGATCAGAAGTTTGTGGCCGATAGATTTACAGATCGTGCTTGGATCACAGAAATCCTCCGCACGTTTGTACTTACCAGTGTGCGTGGAAATCCAAAATATAATGGATATATCACAGTTAATAATGAGGAACGGTTCACTTTGAGAAAAAGGTATGTGCAGCAGTCGGAGCCGATATCATTGGATCATGGATATGTAGAAGATATGCGTGTGGATATTGCATACTTTGAGCAGGTAAATGGTGTTGAGATCAATGGTTATACCATTGGATTTAAACCACAGTTTGTAATCACTGTTACGAATATGTCTGTAAAAGTGCCAGATACGATAGATGTTGTGAATGGATTCTTTGAATTGAAGGCGACTACACAGGAAACTCAAAAAGCTGTAACAGGCGAAATTGATGAAGGTTTCTTAGAATACACCGAAATCGATATAGCAGGTTTTGATGGCGTGAAGGGAGTGGAATTTACACTATGAATTACGACAATATAAATGATATTTTTGCGGCTGGGGTTACCAATATGACCTGTTTGTTGCAGGATAGCAATAATTATGATGGCGGAACACTTGCTGTCAGCGGGGCAGACTTCTTTACATTTCTAGGGAAGGCTGCTCCTTCTATTTATGCGCATGGAGATTCCTATTGGGGAATTGGAAGCGATACAACGCATCTGAAAATTGATAATCGAGATACAAGAATGAGATCTTTATACAGAGAAGAAGGAACTTTATACAGTTATTATAGATTTTTGAAAATACGCTGGGAGGGCTGGTCTCATTATAATGCTTCCGGTGCTGATTATCAGCTTAAGTATGATCTTGTGTTTTGGGATACAGGTGATATTTCGCTTCATATGATTTCGGTACCCATACAATGTTATGATGGTGCGTTTGGCTTTACTGCAGATAAGAATTATACCTTTACAAAGCCGGATGCAGATTCTCCGGATATTACTTTTCAGTATTATGCGGAGAGTAAGACGTTTGAAATCAAATATACGCTGCTAGATTTATTGGTACCATTTAAACTCCTGGTAAGAGATGACGCAGGAAAACTCTATACCGTAGAAACACAAATTATAAATGAAGAAACGGATGAGAAGGAAGATGTACTGGTAGAACTGGAAGAGACCAATCTGTCAGCACTGCTTTTTAAGAAAAAGGGATTTGCCAAAATGCCAGAATGGGATTTGATAAAACATTTAGAAGGTCCAGCAGTACTTAGCTGGAGTGACAGCAGAGCGTTTCCGTTAAATGCGATCATCACTGGGACACCACCAGAGCAATATATCGAAGGCATGGCGGATTTATCAGATGGAACAGTACTTGGTATTAAGGCATTAAATGCAGAATATACCGGAACCGTTACGGTGCAATATAGCTATGATGGCGAGAACTTTACAGAGGAACTTGCTATGGAAGAATTTTTACTCATGGATTTGGATGCACTATATGCAGGTCTATTAGATGCAAAAACGATAACTTTTCGATTTTGGCTTGCCGGTGATGCAACACTTACTTCTTTTGTTATGAATTATAGAAATGGAGATGATGACGATGCTTAAGGGAACAACAAGAATTGAACTTACGGATGTAAATACGGGAGAGGTTGAGACCTATGAAAATCATAATATGGTAACCAATGCGCTACGCGATGTACTTAAGCCGTTAGGACTTTGCAAGCGTCCGAGTAGATTCCTAAGTGAATTTACGCCATATTGTGAAAAACTTCTGGGGGGAATTCTTTGCTTTGATACAGAAATACCAGAGAATGCTGACAATTATTATCCGCCGGCAAATGCAACCTTAATTGGATGTGCTGCATATGGTGTGCAGAATAACACCAAGAATACATTTCGAGGTGGTTTTAACCAAACAGAATCTGAGATTAATTTGAAAGATCGATATGTGAAATATGTATACGATTTTGCAACCAGTCAGGCAAATGGAACGATTGCAAGTGTATGTTTAACACACAAGAATGGCGGCTTTACATCGTATGGAAGTAAGAATATAAGCTATAACAGGGATTATCCTCTTATGCAATCCATAGCAGAAGATAGCTTGCAGTATGTTCATCCGGATAGGACCGGAGCCAGCACAAGTAGCAAGTATTCTGGAATGACAATGGGAAAGACAGAGCTTATATTTGTGTTAGATCGGGAGAAGGATTGCGCATATTACTTTAAGTTTATGGATAATAAGCATATTCATATCACAAAAAGAAGAACCTTTCTTAAGACGGTTTCTATCCTGGATAATGTGTACAATTCAAAACCCTTGATAGAGGAAATCGAAGTTCCAGAACTTAGCACAGAGTTACGAATTGGATATTGGGGCTATAATTATGATCCGGCTACAGATTGTTTATATATCTGTACTCATAAAGATTATCGAGTGGATCCCAATACATCATATTTGGTGACAGAAATCAAGATGGACACTTGGAAGGTGGAGCAATATGAAGTTACAAATACCACAGATAAATATCTCAGATCAGATAGCAATTGGCAGATGTTTGTAACAGATGGATATTTATATGTGAAGGGATATGATTCTCCGTATGAACTTTACAAAATACAGATAACAAATCCGGCCAATGTCGTGAAATTTAAAAGAACAAATACTTCAAGTGTAAATGGTTTACCGAAGTTTGTAATAAATGGACGAATATACTATGAAAATGGGAATGAACAGCTTTTGATAGCGGATACAGCAACAAATGAGATTATGCCGCCAGAGGCACAGTCACTGTTTAATAGTAGTTACAACGTAAATGTAACACCGGTTCGTAATGAACCACTTATTTATTTTGCGGATTATGGAACCTGGTCAACATCTGGGTGGCATATGATGTGTAATTATCTTGCAACCATCAATAACCTGGATGCACCGGTTACAAAGACCGCAGATAAGACCATGAAGATAACCTATATCTTACAGGAACAATAGAATAATTTTCGGAATTAGGCAGTTATCCATTGCGGGTAGCTGCTTTTTTCATACAAAAAATTCAAAGGAGGATAAGACGATGAAGGAATTCTGGAATGCAATTCAGTTTGTATTTACAGCAGTTGGAGGTTGGCTTGGGTACTTTTTAGGAGGATGCGACGGTTTGTTATATGCATTGCTTGCTTTTGTGGTGATCGACTACATAACCGGTGTTATGTGCGCGATAAACGACAAAGCGCTATCAAGTGAAGTGGGCTTTCGTGGGATTTGCAGGAAGGTACTGATCTTCTTATTGGTAGGGATTGCAAACATCCTGGATGTCCATGTGATTGGTACCGGAAGTGTTCTAAGAACAGCAGTTATTTTCTTTTATATTTCCAATGAAGGCGTGAGCCTTTTAGAAAATGCTGCCCATTTAGGATTGCCGGTTCCACAGAAAATCAAAGCAGTATTAGAGCAGTTGCACGAGCGTGCAGAAGATGATGACAAGGAGGAATGATTTATGAGTCAGAAATTTGGGATTGATGTAAGCCACTGGCAGGGAGATTTTAATTTTGCCAGGGCAAAGAGTAACGAAGGTGTAGAATTTGCGATAATTAAAGCTGGTGGCGGTGACGCAGGGCTTTATAAGGATAGCAAGTTTGAATCCAACTATAAAAAATGTGAAGATTGTGGCCTTCCAAAGGGCGCATACTTCTATGGTAATGCGAAGAGTGTAGCAGAAGCAAAGAAAGAGGCAGAGTATTTTATTTCAATCCTTAGTGGAAAGAAATATGAATACCCTGTCTTTTATGATGTTGAGGGTAGAATGATCACAGATAATGACAGAGAAACTCTTACAGAGATTGTGAAAGCATTTTGTTCTACTATGGAAGCAGCAGGTTATTGGGTAGGTATTTATTCATCGGAATCATTTTTTAACAGTGAAATGAATGACGGTGAGCTTACCAGATATAGCCATTGGGTTGCACGATGGGGAAAGAGTAAGCCAGCTCCTTCCAGTGGCGCAGAAACACAGATGTGGCAGTTTGGTGGAGAGACCAATTTTATCCGTAGCAATCAGATCAATGGTCAGACTTGTGATCAGGATTACTGCTACGTGGATTATCCTGAAAAAATTAAGGCAGCAGGTCTTAATGGATATAGCAAAGGCGATTCTTTGGCTCCGGCCAAGAAATCAAATGCAGAGATTGCAAATGAGGTAATTGCTGGAAAATGGGGCAATGGTACAGAACGCAAAGAGAGACTTACAGATGCTGGTTACAATTATTCTGAGATCCAGGAGATTGTAAATGGTAAGCTGGGAGTAAAGCCGAAGAAGTCTGTGGATGAGATTGCAAGAGAAGTGATTCATGGTGACTGGGGAAATGGCAATGAGCGTAAGCAGCGCTTAGAGAATGCTGGATATAATTATTCAGAAATTCAGGCCAGAGTAAACAAACTCTTATCATAGTATATGGGCTCAGAGGGGCATTCCTTTCTGGGCCTTTATATTTTTACCTTGTGATTGATTTTAGCAAATACAAGGGTAGATTGGACTGGCTAATATGCAGATTGTATGGTAACATGTGACACTACCAGGAAAGGAGAAAAACCATGAGTGTACAGGTTATTAAGAGTAAAAAGACAAGAAAAGACCGAATCCGAGTTGCTGCTTATTGCCGCGTTTCGACGGAAACGGAAATTCAGGAAGGCTCCATCGAAAATCAGATAGAGCATTATGAAGAACTGATAAAAAGCAATTCGGATTATGAATTTGTCAATGTGTATTATGATTTTGGAATATCTGGATATAAAGAAAAACGTCCAGGCTTCCAAGAAATGATGAAAGATGCCAGATCAGGAAAGATTGATCTGATTATAACGAAGTCGATTACCAGATTTGCAAGAAACACCAATACCTTATTGAAAGCTACGAGAGAGCTAAAATCATTAGGTATTGGTGTTTTTTTCGAATTACAGAATATGAATACGCTAAATGAGGGCGGCGAACTTCTTCTGACGGTTTATGCAGCATTTGCACAAGGTGAGAGTGAGACATACCGAGAGTTGGCCCAGATGACATTTAAGAGGAAGTTTTCAGAAGGCAGGCCGGAATACCAGCTTAGAAAAACGCTTGGATTTGATATGACTGAAAATAATGAAATTCAGATTGTTCCAAAGGAAGCAGAAGGCGTGAAGCAGATATTCCAGTGGGTGAAAGAAAATTATTCAACGCAGACCATTGTCAAGATGGCAGCAGCGAAAGGAATTACACTGAAAAGCGGAAAGCCATTTACAGCGCAGTGGGTTTATAAAACAGTCCGCAATGTAGCATATAAGGGTGATTACATTATGCAAAGGACTTATACCGATTCAGAGAGGAAGGTACATGTTAATCAGACATTAGTGCCTTCCTTTTATATTGAGAATGATCATGACGCGATTGTAAGCAAACGACTATGGAATGCAGCAAATAAGGTGATTGACGATAGAGCCAAGGAACGAACAACGCATTTGGAAATGAAGCCGCTTACAGAGGAGAACTACCCATATATCCATAAATTACACTGTGCGAAGTGTGGCGGAGTATTACATGGGCAGAAAACGAAAAGTGGTGCGCAATACAGCTTCTCCTGCGGAAGACGTAATCGGCAGGGAAAAGGATTTTGCAGCGGAGTATCAGTGCCGCAAAAGGTGATTGAAAGCTGGGGAGCCATTGATGGAAATATTTACATCAGCTTTGAACCAGATAAGCCACTTCACAAGCAGCACAGTTATGTGAAGGAGAGCACCTGGAAAAAGAATCATACAAAGAAGAAACTTCCGCCATTGCCAGCCTACAATGTTGAGAATTATCCATATTATAGGAGAGTTTACTGCGCAGAGTGCGGACATTTATTAACCCGGTCAAGACGATATGACGGATTAGTAGAGTTCATATGTAATGGGATGGCGAGTCGCGGAAAGAGTTATTGCAAAGGCGTGAGGGTGCCGGAGGAAGTATTAAATAGGCTCCCCGAATGGGATGGATTTTATTGGATTAAGGAGGACAAGGAAAATGGAGAGAAACATTACAGTTATACCTGCAAAGAAAAGAAGCCACAGCGCAAAGAGTACAGCGCCGGCAGCAGAGAAGATTAGACTAGCAGCGTATTGTCGAGTATCAACAGATCACGAGGAACAGGCCAGCTCATTTGAGAATCAAAAGGAATATTACAGCAAGTATGTAGATAAGCATAAAGAATATGAGCTGGCAGGAATTTATGCAGATGAAGGTATTACAGCAACGAACACAAAGAAACGAGATGGATTTAATCAGATGATTGCAGATTGTGAAGAAGGAAAGATTGATAAGGTGATTACAAAGTCAATATCCAGATTTGCAAGAAATACTCAGGATTGCCTGTATTATTCCAGAAAGCTGAAGGAGTTACGAATTCCCATTATATTTGAAAAGGAAGGGTTCAATACGATGGACGCTTCTGGAGAGCTCTTATTTACCATTTTGAGTTCTCTGGCCCAGGAAGAATCAAGAAATATTTCCGAGAACTGTAAATGGGCAATACGGCACAATTTTCAAAAAGGAAAGCCGACCATAAATACTAAGATGTTTATGGGTTACGATAAGGATGAAAATGGAAAGCTCATTATAAATAAAGAGCAGGCCAAGATTGTGAAACGGATTTATAAGCTCTTTGAGGAAGGGTACAATTGCAGTCAGATTAGCAATATCCTGAAAAGAGAAGGCGTGAAGGGAACCAAGGCGGATACTTGGCCTTCTGCAGCAATAAAGGCAATGCTGCAAAATGAGAAATATTGTGGAGATACTTTGATGCAGAAGACATATACAGTAGACTTCCTTACAAAGAAGAAAGTTAAAAATCATGGCGAAGTAGATCAATATTTTATGGAAGATTCGCATGAGGCTATAATTCCAAAGGATGAATGGCAAGCGGTGCAGATGGAATTTGAACGTAGGGATGCATACAAGGAAGAAGTTGGATTACACGCTTTTGGCAACGACAGTAGTCCATTTTCAGGAAGGCTTATATGTTCGCACTGTGGGAAGACTTATAGGAGATGTGGATGGAGTCGAAACGGGAAGAAGTTCTGGATGTGTGCTTCAAAAAAGGCAAAAGAGGCCAGCGCCTGCCAAGCAGATAATATTTTCGAAGAATCCATATTTGAGGCATTTCGTGTGGCATGGAATGGTGTGATAGCAAATAAGGACAAGTTGACAGAAAAATGGGATGAGCAGATTGAATCAGGGACGCCGTTGGAAAGACTGCGAGCAAAGCAGATGAAAATGATGATCGAGGATGGACCAATTCAGACCGTTATACCGGAGCATGTAATCCTGGTACTGGAACGGATAATAGCATATGATAAGACGCATTTCGAAGTAAGATTTTTGGATGGAACAATGGAGCGAATAGCGATAAGTGAATAAGATTTCAAATTGAGCCGGCTGGAGCAGAGATGTTCTGGTCGGTCTTTTTTTAGTAGGGCTAAAATTTACATAAAAAGTGTTATGAAACAATCTAAATAAGATGAAAAAACTTATGTTATGTAGTATAATGTGAAATATATATGATGAAACGCGCGCCTTGGGAGGTTTTTATGGATAAAGAGATTTTAAAGAAGTTGATAGCTGGATTTAATGCACAGATGGATAAGGTAAAAGCAGATGAGGGAATACTTGAAGCTATACGGGCACAATTTGTAAGAGATTATAGTGTTGTAAATATACAAAATCTAACAAAAGAGTCTTATTGTACAGGGCTTGGGAAAACAACTTTTTGCTATCGTATTGAGAATGAGTTAAAAGAGTTAGGAGATATGCATGGCTCATACGCATCCAAGTTTGGATTGTATTATGGAAAATGGGGAGAGGATAAGAAAAAAGAGTACAGGATAGTGCCAAAATTCGGAGATGATCCGGATGCTGCTATGGGAAAAATAAAGCAAGCAATAATTGAGCTTTTGATTGCTGCTAATAATGCAGATGAAGAGAGTATACGTGACAGCAGATTATCGCAAATATTTAGATCAAAAATACTAGGCACCTATTATCCAGACAAATACCTTAACATATATTCGGAAGAGCATTTAGACTTCTTTTTAAAGAAGATCGGAATTGCGGTTGATTCAGAAGCTGATCTTTTAGAAAAGCAGAAAGTACTTATAAATTGGATGAAAGAGCAACCTGGGACAGAATCATGGACGCTTTTAACGTTTGAAAAGTTTTTATATGAGCAAATAGGACAGCCTAAAAAAATTGCTTTCAAACCAGAAGTAGAAATGGGTGCCACACTTTCAAATAATGATTTACACGAGATATTCGGTGTGGGCAATATGGGTGGCATGCGTAGGTCTCAAAAAAATAATTTGTTATTGATAGTCAGCGACCATACAAAATCTTTTTATGAGGATAAGTGGTATGGAGATGTGCTCTATTATACAGGAATGGGAAAATTCGGAGATCAACAGCTTACAAGTCAAAATAAAACGTTGGCTGAATCAAATAAAAATGGTATAGCAATATATTTGTGTGAGGTTTTAGAGAGTGGAAAGTATATTTTTCATGGAAGGGTGCAATTAGTACAGGATCCATTTCAACAGGACCAGAAAGATTCAGAGGGGACGCTTCGTAAGGTATGGATATTTCCGGTAAAAGTTGTAGACTCTAATGACGTAATAGACAAGGAAATTTTAGATCGTTATGAATCGACAAAGGAGCAGAAGGCAAAGGGAATGTCTGAGGAAGAATTGAAACAGAAGGCAAAAGAGCATTCCGGGAAAAAGTCGTCATACCGATCAGTGGCTTCAACAACCTATGTTAGAGATCCTTATATAGCGGAATATGCAAAAAATCGAGCAAAGGGTATTTGTCAGCTATGTGGCCAAAAGGCGCCATTTAACGATAAGGACGGTAACCCATATTTAGAAAGCCATCACATTATTTGGTTATCAAAGGGTGGAGATGACTCAATAGAGAATACGGTTGCTTTGTGTCCAAATTGCCATAGAAAAATGCATGTGATCGCGAATGAGCAAGATGTTAAATTGCTTCAAGAGAAGAATAAAGAAATAGATTGATAGAGGTATAATCATGATTAAAAATAATCTTGAAATAGATGTGAAAGTAAAGTGCTTAGAGGCAGGAATGACACAGATGCAGCTTGGCGAAAAAATTAATTCGACAGGGCAATATGTAAATCGAATTATTAAGAAAAAAGATGGAATTGTAAATAAAACATTTGTTGAAATGATGGAAGCATTAGGATATGATATCGAGCTTACTTATGTAAAGCGAGAAAGAAAAAATGCACTATAA